CCTGTAGCTCCCTGGCTGCGTTTAAAGCCAAGGAGAAGACCCATGTTTACGTATCGCACTGCCGTCAGGTACGTCTCCCTCTGGATTTCAGTCCCATCCTTCCGTCGGCAGGTGATCAGTGTTGGAGTTTCACGTCTTACGAAGCTCTGTGAATTAATATTCACGAAGTCTCGACTGACGTATGTCTTCCCCACTGATTCCTTCAGGCCGAAGAAGGTGGTGATTTTTGTCCAGCGCTCGTAAGTCGCTTTCTTGCATCTCAGCGCCACGTCGTCACCGTTGAACATGGCCCTCGCATCTGCGAGAGTCCACTTCCTTCGGTCGACGACTTCCTGGGCCCACACGGAGCCCGTGGCGTTTGCGATGTTGAGTACGACGAATGAGACAATGCTGCCCATCAGTTGACCTGTGCGCTGTTTGCGCCCGTCTTCGAAGATGTGCCCTGTCAGTCCCTCCTTTAGGAGGCGACGTTCGACCGGCCAGAGCCCAATCTCGTCGGAGATCGCATCCGCGATCTCCTCCGAGACCCAGCTCTCCAGGTTGTCCGTCGCCGCCTCGTAGTCACCGGAAAGGTACTCCTCATCGTTGGGTAGCTCTCGTCCTAGACGATTGAGCATATACTCCTCGGTGACGGGTGATCCGATCAGGTGAAAAGCGGGATGTTTTCTCATGACAGTGTGCACAAACTTGAAAATGGCGCGGAGTACCGTTTGTCGGAATGGTGGTCCCTTCGTGATGACACGAATCTTGAGTGGTTCGACGAGCCCTACTGGTTTGACCAGTGGCTCCTCTTTGACTGCTTCTCCTAGAAGCCTTAGCCAGAGAGTTTCGAATCTCTTTTCGAGTTCGTTGTCGTCGACGATTACGACCCCTTCCAACAGCTGGTCCAGCGCGGTCTGTGGCTGTTCCCCCTGTTCCTCTTCCTCTGGCACTTTTGCACGTGCCATTTCCTCCTCCACACTGTGGCCCAACCGGTCCACCTCTAGCACCCCACCGCCCAGCCGTAGTCCTTCGAGGACGTTGCTCTCCAGAATCGTGCCAATAGCTCCCAACTTGCCCCGCGAGTTGATGTAGTTGGCCGATGTACTTGGAAAGAACGGCTTCGTACGATCCTGTACAGTGAACAGATGACCGCCTAGAATCTCGCGAACTCGTCGTCGCAACTGCTCTTTAGCGGTTTGCAGCGACAGTTCGTCTTCGACTCCGGGCGCGTTGTCTGCGTCACTCCACGAGGATAGTATGGACATACCGAACTTGGGTGGTGATGGGGTCGAGAGCTTGTCGATCAGTGCTGCTTCCGCCTTCGCAACTTCCGCCTGTGAGGCTCGCGGTGTCCCCTTCTTCGATTGTAATATCGATTGAAGGAGAGACTCGCGACGCTCCGGCGTCTCGTTGTGTAGTACGGCTCGCAGCCATCGACCGGGCTCCCCCCCGATGAGGTGGCCTGGCTTGTCCCTCTCCGCCCCCTTTGGTACGACGAGTGGACGCGTCCCTTGCTGCGTTGCATAGAATGCGGCGAGCTTGTACTTCACGATCTTGGCCCAGCCAAGTCCCGTTGTAGTTACGAGCTCTGCCCATTCTGCAGCAGTTCGAGACGTGTCCCCTTTGCCTTTGTACCCATAGGTGCGGAAGAGTAGGATGAGCACGCCCAGTGTTTCCTGAATTTCCTTCATTCTGGCACAGAATGATTTTGGAGACTATCTACCAGTAGGACGACAGGTGCGGTCGTCGGTGTATTAACCTCGGAGAGTGAGTTGTATGTGAAAAGAG